ACACTGGCGTAGGTTGCCAAGCGGTCTAGGTTTGGCTTTTTGATGTACCCGTGCACGTCTTGTCGCACGGTACTAGGGGCAACCCCGGCCCGGTCAGCCACGTCCTGCATGACCTCGCCCACTTCGACGCCACGGTGCTCGGCACAGGTGGCGACGGCTACCTCAAGTTGCTTTGCAAGCGGCGTACGGTCCACGGCTCTAAAGCTATTGTGAAGAAACTTGTAAGGGGTATTGCCGAACCGCCTTCTAGGTTTCCGAAGTAGGGCGTTCAGCCGTAAGGATTAGGTGGTACTCAATGTCATCGTCCAAGCCCTGTAGCTTCTTACGGATCTTTGCCACCGCGCTGTCAAACTCACTCTTATCGCTAAACTTTTCGCGGCGGCGCGTACGCCCTGGCACTGTGCTTTGACCGGGCCCGGTGGTGCGCTGGATACGGGAAAGAGGCATGACTACTCAGATATATAGAACAACACACAACGACAGTTAATGCTCTGCCCTGGTGGCAACCGTGGGTCAGCCGGGAACCGTGCCGGGAAGCCCCCGACGTTGAACTGCTCCCCAAGCGGGATGGGGTCGCTAAAGTCTGTGTCCAAGTGCGCTGGCCGCACACGGTTGTCTCGCACGCTCACCCAATTCTTGAGCCAGTCCTGCGGGTGGTCCCGTGCCGCACGCAGAGACGCCCAATTGCTCGCACGAATGACGAGCGTGCGTGCAATTAGCCCGGCACGCGTTTGGCTGTTCAGGTTGCTTACACCAAGGCGGTCCAAGAACAGGTCCACGGCTTCGTCCAGGCGCAGGCCTTCCTCCCTGGCTTCCTGTATTACATCCTCTAAGATGTTTAGTATAGCCCGGCGCGTGGTAAGGTGTGCACCTGCCACCAAAACGCCCAAGTTGGCCGCAAAAAAGGCTGCGGCTGCGGCGGCCACCCCGGCCCCCGGCGTGGGCCCTTGCGCAGGCTGGCCCTCTGAGGGCTGCCTGCCCTGCCCTTGGGGTTGCTTTAGGTACCAGGCGTGGGACCGCTCTGTGCCGTCCAGGGCGTCGTGTGTGCGCCTGTAAAACGAAGTGCTTACGTCTTGGAATATGCCTTCTACCTCGTCACGGTACAAGGGGCGGCCCCCTTCCGCTGCGGCTTCTACTAAGGTCCGTAGCTCGCTACGAGTGCGTGCGCTGCGTGCAGCGCTTTGCACTTCTGATATGACCTCATCCAACACATCCTTGACCGGGCCCCGCATGCGGTCGATGAAGGCGTCCCGCACCTGGTCGAACTGTTTTGCTGCACGTTGGGCCTGCCCCCGATCATTAGGGTTGCACAGACCTCCGAACCGACATGACTGTGCTGCCCAATCCGTAAGGTTGTGCATGCTACGGCAGAGAATCTATGACCTCAAGGTTGCCGGGGCGGTGGACCGTGTACGTTTCGGTCAACTCCCACCCGTCGTCGGTTTCTTCATAGTGCTGTAGTTCGATCACGGGGTTGTCCTCGGACGCCTCCATCGTGGTTTCTTCGTCGGCACCACTACGGCTGGTGACGCTGCCACTCGTATGCACTTCCTCGACGCGGGCATATCGCGTGGCGTTGGACGGCCCCCACGTGACCTTGGTGCCTTCATTTAGGTCGCTTACGTCAGCCTTTAGGTCAATGTCAAACGACCAACGGCGTTTGTGATTTGCCCCCTTCATGTCCTCATCGGAATACGGGGGTTGGTCGCCTTCGGCTTCGGCCACCTGGTTGGCCTTGCGCAGTGCCCAATTGAAGGCTTCGTCAGTCCCACCGCCCCAAAGCATGTACTGTACGATGCCACAGCCATCTTGCATCTTTTCGTCACTGACCTGGCTCGGCGGCGTGCCGTGCGGGTATTCGTCCTCGTGGCGCACCAGGTAGCTAGCAATTTTGCGCATGCGGTCCATTTCAATCTCACCGCCCATAATCATTTCAGCACTCTTTTCGCCTTCCCCGGTGCCGCAGTCATTTAGCTCAAGTTCCTCCTTCTTTTGCATGCCCAACTCTGCGGCGTTGACCATAGACTCTGGTGGGTCTAGGTCAATGCCATCCGTTTCCTTTTGCCGGAAAAACTCCATATCCCGGCTGGGCTTGAAGTCAATCGCCTTGTCATCCGACTTTGCATCACCAGATACATCCATAGGTTCAAGGCTGCCTTGTTGTGCTTGTTGCGGGCTGCTCGGGGTTGCACTGAGCGGAATCATACCCTCACGCACGAGCAGTACGTCCCCGCCTTCCACGTCGCCTTCACCAATGCGGTCACGCGCTTCGTTGGGCGTCAGCACGGTGTTTTGCACGTCCTCCCGTGCCCGCTCGTGCATTTCATTAATTTCCTTCTTGAGGGCGTCGATACTCGTAGTTTCAAAGTCTAACAGTAGCGGTTCGTCGTAGCTTGCCACGACGGCGCGATTCAAAAAGCCGTACAGCTTTGTGGTGAGTGGGATGACCTTTTCAACATACAGGCTACGGCGGGCCGACCTGTAGTTGTTATACGTTTGGCTTTCGGTATGCCCAATCAACTGCGCGGGGACGTTCCAAACGACCGCTACCTCTCGTGCGCTCATACGGCTTAGGTCACCCCACTGCATTTCAGCGGGGGACATGCTAGTAGCTTGAAAGTTGGCACCCCCACTGCCGTCTGCGATAATGACTTCCCCCGCGTTCTGTGGGCCTGCATGTTTTTGTCGCCAATCCCGCTTTAGCCGTTGCCGCCGTGTGTCACCCAACTGCTTGTCCGTTGACAGTACACCCGATGGCTGTGCGCTATTGAACAACAGGTTCAGGTTCCACTCCCGCGCCTGGTTGTTGACGTCAATGGACTTGGCCGCCGCCTCAACAGGGCTTAGGCCAAAACGCGGATACTTCGGGTGGAAGTACCGCTCGTAAAATATTTCCGTCTGTGACGGGTCAGGGTCATACTCAAATTTCTCACTGTCACCATAAGGATCTTCCAGTTCTACTTCATCAATTGGCTGTGTGCTAGACCTTTTTAGCTGCACACCACGTGGCTGCCGCACCACCAACGAACTTAACGTGCTGTCCGTGGCACTGCTTCCCCGCTTGGGTTCTACGAACACCATCCCGCCAATCTCAAGGTAGCTTACCAGGCTGACCATAAACTCCTGAAAGCTACGCTGCGTGTAGTCGTTGGGGCGGCGCAGGAGCCCGTATATCTCATGGTTATCGACGGGCTCTATAATGTCCTGCCGTATCAGTTCCTTTTTGGCAAAGTGCCTGGCGACAGCTTCATACTGCGTTTGCCCCTTGTACTGCTCTTGCAGGTCTTGCCATTCACGCTGAACCGCTCGCTGTTTGATTGCCTGGCGGTTGCCACTATGGACGCGGGGCGCTTCCTTTAGGGCGCGTTGCGTTACGCCGCTATCTTGAATACGGTATAAGCGGGCTGGAATATCAGCAACGCTTTGCGCTGTGAGCTTGATGGCACTGTGGGCGTACGGATTTTCCATGTACGCCTCCTGGGCCATGTCCCAATAATTTGTAATCTGCGGGGCGCTATCATACCCCAAAAGTCGAGCCCGGCGACAGCTTTTTGGTACAGCCACGAAAAAACGCCCACGGCGATGTTACTTCTTTTGAAGTGACGTTACAGCTAGCATACAGCCGTCCGCTATGTTAGTTTTGAGATCATGTGAACGTGAAGTTCACACGGGCCGATAGGTCGTTCCAAGTCCAAAAGCCAGCATCCACGAGGTCCAGTGGACGCCCCTTGGGCGGGTCGTACCTGTTAAGGGCGTCCTCAAGCACTTGGTGCGTGCCGCGCACGTGGATAATGTCAGCCCGCTCGTACCCGGCCAACATCTGCTGCCCACGGCTGCGCTTTGACCCGTAGCCGCGCCCGGCCTTGTCCTCAGCGTAGGCGGGCTTCGGCGTCCACTGGTCTATCTGTTCAACGGAATCATCTTCAACAAGCTCTTGCCAGGCACGCTCAAAGGTGTCCTGCCAAGTATCACCGCCCTGGTCCGTTTCGATGCCTACCTTGTCAGCGCCTAGCTCTACAGACTTTAGCAAGGCCCGCTGCAACAGGCCGCGAGGGCTCCCCTGCTGCTCATAGCTATAGATCATGTAAATCGCTATGTCGGAGGGGTGCTCGTAGTCAGGGCCCACCGCGCCAAACTGCATCGCCTGACAGTCGCTTTTGTCCGTATTGGTCACGGCGGGGTCGAGCCACCCCACGATGCGGTCCAGTTGGCCCCACGGCACGTCGCCCTGGTCGCAGCGGCGGTAGTCGATGTGGTCAAACATGCCCGACCGCTGGACCTCGACCTCGTGCTGGCACTCGATCTTGAACTTGCTGGGCCCCACCCGATTCATCAGCACCTCGCAGTCCTCAACGTCTTGCCCGTCCCAGGTGGGCGTGCCGCCCGTGATTTTGTATTCATAGCCGTCGTCGGTGCTGACCTGCTCATATTCAAGCCCTTCGATGGCAGGTTCAGGCCCACTGATCTCGGCGTTGACTAAGTAATCGGCCTCCCCGCTCGTAATGCGTGCAAAGATGCCATGCGGAATGATTAGGTTTTGCAGGCCCAGCACCTTGGTTTTAGCCGTTCCCGTCTGTAGGATCTTTCGGGTCAGCTTGTCCTCCTTATTGTCGGTGGTGACGACCGTATCATCTTCCTGGTCAATGTCGTCAAAGATGATTAGGTCGGGCCTACGGTCCTCGAACTTAATGCCACGTGCCCCCACGTCCAACCCTAGTCCATCGACCGTCAGCCCGCTCGCCGTCGCTAGGCGGTCCCGCCGCCACGCCACGGCCTGCCCGTACTTGTTGACTTTGCGCTGTGTGAGCTTTGGGTAGTGCTCGTCCAGATACTCATTGTCCAGCATGTTGGCAATTTCGCCAACGTGCTTGTCGGCCTGCTCCTGTGTAGCACT